GGTCTTTTTCAGCATCGGCGTCAATCTTTCGTGCTAACGAATCTGTTGATTTCAAGCGTTGAATCAAGGAACTCTTACCGTCTAGTTCGGCAAAATCAGCACCAATAGTTTTAGCGATACCTTCCATCAATCCAGTAATCGCAGGTTCTACTGCTTCGGCGTCTCTGCGTAATCTTTCGGCTTGCTTGACCGCATCGGGGCTTCGCTCTGCTTTTGGTTTGACATCATCTGCCATACGGGGACGAGATGACGAGCCATCTTCTCCGCCAGTATTTCCAGTAGACCATGCTCCATGTGATGATTGGTCGTGGTCTCCATGTTTTTTGACTTCGTTTTCATATCTTTCCACCATCGCTTCCGCCCAAGCGAATCCAGCATCTCCGCCCCAAGCATCCCAAGCAACACGACCACCGCTAGGAAATCCTTTTTCTCCACGGCTAAATCCAACTGCTCTTTTATCTACTTCATGGCGTGAGAAGAAAGATTTCATTCGTTTCAAAGTTTCAATAGAAACACTTTCACCTCGGGCTAATTGACCTGCTCTTGTTCTTCCAGTTCTAGTAAATCCTCCGCCAGCCATTCCAGCATCAATCCATTCGATTGCTCGTTGCGCCGCGCTTCGGACTGCTTGTGGTGGTGTGTATCCATCTTCTGCTTTTCTAAAAGCATGGATTTGTTTTAGCCGTGCTTCAGCCTCATCTTTTGTATCGTAACTTCCAAAGCGACGGGTTCCCTCTTCGTTGTAAACAACCCATTTCCCATTTTCTTCTTGAATTCTTTTTTCTACTGGTTCAATCCGCATTTGATAACCATTGACCGTGAGTAAAGTTTTGATATTGCCTTCGGTCTCGCCAGTTGATTTGATTACTTCAAGGACTGCCTCGGCAGGTAATCCGCCAATTGAGGTTAGGTCTACATTGTCAATCGAATCAATCAGAATCTCGTAGTTATCCCAATCATCTTTAGGGCGCTCCATCTTGCGCCGAGCCATCTCATTGAGAACCATGTGGTGAACTTCGATTTCGGCTGAGGTAGGTTGAGCCGATTTATGGACATTCTCATGAAGCGCAAGGAGTTTCTCAGCGCTTAGATGAATGAGTTTAGGAGCAATATCCGCCATGAACTAAGAATAGCGGATGTTATTCTGACTGGGGTTTATTTCCTTGAAGGATGGTTGAAACTTCATCCATGATTTTAGATTCATTTTCATCGGATGCGCCAGTTTCAGAGGTAAAAGATACGCCCTCTTCCCAATTGGCATAAGCCTCTTGGATGGCTTTTAGTTTCTCTCTTCTTGAAGTCATAGTCTAATTATACCCCAGTTTATTTATTTCCGCGACTTGGGGCGGGTTTTTCACGGGCTGTACCGTCATAAACCAAACCATCGCCATCAAGGTCTACTGGTCCTGAAAGAAGATTAGAACCCTCAGGCGTAAGAACCTTGACATATTTCATTCTCAATCCATCCATCATATCTTTTCCAGCCCAATCTCTCGCTCCTTTTGTATAACCAATATGAGCAAAATCGGCTGGAATTGGAAAATCATCTGACTTCATATCTTTGATTGAACTCCAAGTTGGTCTGCCATATTCATCACGCTTGTAATCATTTGTAGCCCTAGACATCAAAGCATCATATTCTTTGCCCGCTGGTGCATCAGGCGCAAAAGTGCGAGTTCTTTCTGCCACAGACATTGCCATTTCAGAAATGTTATTTTCAATTTTGTCAGGGCGAAAGTCATAACCTGCTCTAGCCCAATGTCGAGCGCCATCCCATGCGGTTCCTACTTCAATAAATCCAAAACCTTTAGCCGCATACCAAGCCTCAGACTGTTTGATAAATTCTTGTCCAAAACCTGTGCCTTTGTATTCATCATCATGAATAGCAAAGATTTCATGTTCAACGCCCCATACGCCGTCCTTTTGAAAAAATCTTCTAGCAATTTCTCCAACCTCATCGCCATCTTCATTCGTAACTACTCCACGAACATAGAGATTATCGCCATCTCGATAAACTTCTTGAACTGATGATGTTAGAGAATGTTCTCTTCCATCAGGATTAGTTCCAGTATGAGATACGCCGTAAACCTCATCGAATAGTGGTGTTACTTCTTCGGGGTCAATATCTGAATACTCGCCGTTTTCAATTCTGATTCTTTCAGAAATATCATCTCGGTTATCGTCAATATATTCTTCTGTAACTTGGTCTGTCATTTGTTCTTGAACGCGAATTTTTTCATTCTCTGACATTTGTGAAATTTCATCTTCACGACTG